TAAACGTAATTATAGCGATGCGTATGATACAGGAGAAACAGAAAAAATTGTAGAAGCGCAAAGTAAAATGAATGATGCACAATACAAACTATCTAGGTCTAAAGGTTTAAAGCCTAAATATTCAGATGAAACATCTTTACAAGATGATAAAAACCGTGTACAAAATGAACCATTACAACCTAGAGTACCCGTACCTGATGCTAGAGCCAAATCATGGCAGGCAGCAAATAAATGGTTCGGGAAAGATGAAGAGATGACTAGCTTAGCTTTAGGATTGCATGAAAAATTAGTCAGGTCAGGAATTGACCCTTCTTCGGATGTTTACTACCATCGTATTGATGAGACGATGCAAAAACGATTCCCTGAAAATTTTGGGAATGGTACGTTGGGACAGGATAAACCTAGCCAACGCAAACCTTCAACTGTAGTTGCTCCAGCAACGCGGAGTACCGCGCCAAAGAAAGTACGTTTGTCAAAAACGCAAGTTGCTTTAGCTAAAAAGCTTAAGCTAACGCCGGAACAATATGCACGAGAAATGATTAAATTGGAGAATGCAAATGGATAAAGTTACAAAAAAAGAAGTTAAAGATGTTAAAAAAGAACGTGTAACCACGGAAAAAGTTAACAGAGAAGATCGTGAAGTTGAAAATCGCGAAGAAACGCTAAAAACTAAACAATGGTCCCCCTCGGCATTATTGCCAGAGTTTAAAGCTCAACCAGGATGGGCGTATAGATGGATTAGGGTTTCACTTCTAAATGTAGCGGATAACATAAATGTATCATCCAAAATGCGTGAGGGCTGGGAACCGGTTAAACATTCCGAATACCCAGAAATCAAGTTGGTAATAGATCCTAACTCGAATTTTAAAGATTCGGTTGAAATTGGTGGTCTGTTACTATGTAAAGCCCCCCAAGAGATGGTTGATCAGAGAAATGCTTATTATGAGCAGAGAACTGAAAATCAGACGGAAGCTATTGAAAACAACTACATGAATCAAAATGATCCACGTATGCCTAAGTTTTCAGACGGACGTCAAACTACCTCTTTTGGAAAGGGCAATAAATAAATAAATAAATTAAGGAGACACAATAATGGCTACTACAGCAACCCCTTATGGGTTCAAGCCTCTTAACCATGTTGGCGGTACCCCCTATGCGGGAGCCGTTCGACACATTAAAATTGCGTCTGGATTTGGAACAAATATCTTTAACGGCTCTATAGTTAATATAGTAGCAGCCGGGACTATTGAAGTAGTTACTACTTTAGGTACATCAGGTGGTGCAGTATTTCCAGCTGGTGTAATTGGTATTTTTGTAGGTTGTACTTATACTGATCCTACCAGTAAGAACAAAACATTCTCGAACCACTGGCCTACGGGCACAGTTGCTTCAGATGCGATGGCTTACGTGGTAGATGATCCTAATGCGCTATTTATGGCGCAAGCGGATGCCACAGTCGCGCAGGCGGGTTTAGGTGCTAACGCATCACTAACTGCTGTTCAAAGTACATCAACAGGTTCTACTACCACAGGTAATTCCACAACATCATTAAATGCAACTCTTACTCAAACTGTAACGAATGTATTTCGTGTTGTAGATTTTGTGGAAAGTCCAGACTCAACAGTGGGTGATGCCTTTACTGACTTAATCGTCAAGTTTAATGCAGGTATTCACTCTTATGAAAACACAACCGGTATTTAAGGAGATATAAGACATGGCAATTTCAAGAGCGCAATTACTAAAAGAATTGCTCCCTGGCCTTAATGCCTTATTCGGACTTGAATATGCGCGTTATGGTCAAGAGCACAAAGAGATCTTTGAGACAGAATCGTCTGATAGATCTTTTGAAGAAGAAACAAAACTGTCTGGTTTCGCATCAGCACCTACCAAAACGGAAGGTTCTGCTATTGCGTATGACAACGCACAAGAAGCTTGGACAGCTCGTTACAACCACGTAACAATCGCTTTGGGATTCAGTTTAACTGAAGAAGCGGTAGAAGATAATCTATACGATAGTCTTTCTGCTCGCTACACCAAAGCTTTAGCCAGGTCAATGGCTAATACTAAACAAGTAAGAGCAGCTAATATTCTTAATAACGGTTTCAGCGCAAGTTTTCTTGGCGGCGATGATCGTTCTTTGTTTGGTACTAATGCTGCGGCGGCTGTAACTAATCACCCGTTAGTTAGTGGAGGCACGAATAGTAATACTCAAGCAACTCCAGCTGATTTGAATGAAACCGCATTGGAAAATGCAGTTATTCAAATTGCAGCTTGGACAGATGAAAGAGGATTATTAATCGCTGCTAAACCAAGCAAACTGGTAATTCCACCAGGTTTACAATTTGTCGCGACTCGTTTATTAGACACGGCCCAACGTCCGGGTACTGCTGATAACGATATCAACGCACTTAAAAACAATGGTGCAATTCCAGGTGGGTATTCAGTAAATCATTTCTTAACTGATGCTGATGCTTACTTCCTAACTACTGACGTACCTAATGGTATGAAACACTTCGAGCGTACATCGTTGACAACATCTATGGATGGTGACTTCGATACTGGTAACGTACGTTACAAAGCTCGCGAGCGTTATTCCTTTGGGTGGTCGGATCCACTAGGAATGTTTGGATCACCAGGTGCTTAATTTTCCATTCACCTTTTTTTAAGTGACTGGATCCTAAACATAGCCCCACTTCGGTGGGGCTTTTTTTTGCGTTGTGTAAAAGTCTTAAATTGTGTAGCATTAAGCAAACCGGGATAACCGGCTTATCTGACTGCCCCGGCAGACGCATACGAGACTGATAAGCTTAACTTTGTATGAAGGAAATATAATTATGGCTAATACAACATTCAGTGGTCCAGTTAGATCTGAAAACGGTTTTCAATGGGTCACAAAAGATTCCGAAGGTGCTATTACAGTAACTAATTATTTAGGTAATAGGTTTAGTTTTACAGGTATGACTACTGCAGCTGTAGCAACAGGAACAGGTGTTTCATTACCAGCTAACCAAGTTTCTACAATAAACGCTACCGGAGGCGGCGCTGCTTCTTTTATTCTCCCAGCAGCAACACCAGGTGTTCGAGTGGCATATGTTCAAAGCGTTGATACTACAGGCGGCGGAGCCACCATAACGTTCGATGCTCTAACAACCGATGCATGGGTTACTGGTTCATTTATAGAGAGTAGAAATAGTGACGCTGTTATTTATGACATATCAGCAGCGACAGAAGGCCAATTAGTTTATACATGCGGCGGTTCTGTTACTACTAACTTCTTTACGATTGGAAGTGTTGTGTATTTTAGTTGCACATCTGAAGGCTTCTGGAATATTGCGTTAGATTCATCTAAAGATCCTTTAGCAGTTAAAGGCGCTTTTGCGTTTGGCGCGTAATTAACAACCTAGGTAGGGCGTAAAAACCCTACCTTAATATCAAGGAGAACGCGATGAGCATAAGTGATGTTTGGGCAATTACGCCCTCAGTCGATGATGATAGATATTTTGCAGATGCAACTTTAGGTGCTGGTGGGGCACTTACTCTTATAACTAACGATGCTGGTGTAAATGGTATAGGTTATAAAGTTCTTATTACTTCTGCTGGCAATGATACAGGTATAACTTTTACTATAGTTGGTCAGGCAGTCGGTGATTTAACAGGCACTGCTACAACTGAAGTAGTTACAGGAGCTTCTGGAGCTGCGGCTACCTCAACTAACTTTTTTGCTTATATTCAATCAATTACACTTTCTGGCGCTTCGGCTGGTAATGTGAAAGTAGGAACTGTAGGTTCCTTAGCTTTACCACGTACAAGAATCAGAGGATTTCAATATGTAGGAGCTACAGGTGCTGGTACTGTGATATTTAATTTAAACAGTACTTCCGGTACTGAAATTCTAAAAGTTAATACTCCAGCCGGTGTGACTATTACACAGCAAATGTCTATACCCGGTGCTGGTATATTAACTACCAGAGGTAGTAACACAGATTTTGCCATTATGACGTTAACTAGTGTTGCGTTAATAACAGTTTTTTGTGGTTAGGATTTAAGTAAT